CGCGAAGGTGACGCACAGCCAGGGCCTCTACGTGGCCGACAACCGGATGCTCATTGCGGAGCGGTTCATGGCGGCGTCAGAGCGGCCGGAGTGGCTCGTCATGGTGGACACCGACGTTTGCTTCCCGGTGACGCTGCTCGAGGACATGCTGCGCCTGGCCGGCGAGGACAAGAAGATCCTGGCCGCGAGCGTGCCCCTCGGCGCCTACCCGTCCTGCGGATTCATGCGGACCAAGGAGCCGGGGGTCTGGGAGACGCTGCCGACCGTGCCGCGGCATCCGGTAGAGGTGGACGGCATCGCGACGGCGTGCTGCCTGATCCACCGGGACGTGTTCGATGCAATCGCCGCGGTTCACGGGGCCTGCTGGTTCCACCACATCTACCTGCCGAAGAGCCCCGAGGGGACGGCGCCGCAGGACTTCAAGTTCACGTCGCACGGCGAAGACATCGCCTTCTCGATCCGCGCGGCGCGGGAGGGGTTCAGGTCCTGGGTGGTCCACGTGCCTGGATTGAGGCACCTGAAGACCCGTGGGCTGTCGCACGACGACGAGATGGCTGGTGCCTTGGCCGGCGAGGACGGCGGCGTGGGCGAGCTGGTAGCGGAGGGGTAGATGATTCGCCTGGGACTGGACGACTACAGGCCGGCGAAGGTCGAGCAGCGGATGCTCACGCTCGCCGACTTCCCGCAGCTCATGCTCAACCCGCCCTCGTGGGCCGGCGTGTCGGTCACCGGGACCACCGCGCAGGAGAACACGGCTTGGCGGAACGGCCTCGTTCTCATCGCCGGGGACGTGGGGAAGATCCCCCGCCACGCCTACCAGAAGAACGACGACGGCACCCGCGAGCGGCTCGACGACTCCTACCTCGAGCGTCTCCTACGCCAGCCGAATCCCTACATCAACGACCTGGACCTGTGGGCGACCCACACGATGCACGCTCTGGCCTGCGGGGACGCCTACCTCGAGATCGAGTGGGACCGCGCGCTTCGGCCGATCGCCCTCTGGCCGATCATGCCTGAGGAGATGGCGCCGTATCTGGAGGGCCACGCCCTGTTCTACCGCTACAAGGGCAAGGGCATCCCGGCCGAGGACATCATCCACACCAAGGGGCCGAGTGTCTCCGGCCTGAAGGGGGACGACCCGGTGGCGAGGGCCCGGCACGCGCTCGGGCTCGCAATCGCCGCGGAGCGGTTCGCCGCGAGTTTCTTCGCGAACGGCGCGTGGCCAGGAGTCGCCTTGCAGCACCCCGGCAACCTGAGCGCCGGGGCGGCGGAGCGCCTGAAGGCCTCGTTCGAGGATCTGCACAAGGGCACCGCAAATGCCCACCGCACGTTCGTGGCCGAGGAGGGGATGAAGGTCGAGAAGCTGGGCACCGACCCGGACAAGTCGCAGCTCGTTGAGTTGCGCGACCACCAGGTGGTCGAGGTGGCGCGCGCCCTGAACATCCCGCCCCACAAGCTGAAGCACAAGATGGGCGAGCGGCCTGGAGCCAACCTCACCGAGTCGGAGCTCGACTACCTGTCGGGCACCCTCGACCCGTGGCTGACGCGGATCGAGCAGGAGTGCAACCTGAAGCTCATCCCGAAGGCGCAGCGCTCGCGGTGGTACATCGAACACGACCGCAACGCCTACCTGCGGATGACGCCCGACGCCAAGGCGGCCTCGTACAAGGTGTATTACGACATGAAGGTGCTCTCGTCCGAACAGATCGCAAAAAAGGAGAACCTCCCCGCACCTGACCCGGATGCCTTCCCGGCGCCACCCGCACCGTTCGCACCGGCTGCGCCAGCCCCGCCGGAGCCTGAACCGGAGGCTGACCAGGCCAGGATGGCCTCCGCACAGCGTGCGCTGGTGGTGGAAATCGTCGGGCGCTTCGTCCGGAGGGAAGCGGAGCAGGCCCGGAGGGCGTCGAGGAAGGGTGCGCAGCCCTTTGCCGCCTGGGTAGCGGAGTTCTACGAGCGTGAAGGGGACCTGCTCAGGGCCTACCTGACCCCTGGTGTGGAGCTGGAGCTGGCTCGGCGGGGCCTCGCCGGGGATGCCGGCACCCTGGCCAGGGGGCTGGCGGTGGCTTACACGGAGCGCTCCAGGGGTGAGTTACTCGACCTCCGGCACGGGAACCTTGAGGAAGGCGTCGATCGTCTGATGTCCCGCTGGGAAGTGAATCGTCCTGTGGAAGCGGCCGACGCAATCGCGGCCCTGAAGGGGTAGCCAATGGAGATCGAACGGTTCGGAGAGGGCGGAAACATCGAGATCCGCTCGGACGACGGAAAGAGCGTGATCGTTGGGTACGCGGCGACGTTCGACACGGAGTCGCACGACCTGGGCGGCTTCCGGGAGGTGGTGCGGTCCTCGGCCTTCACGCGATCGCTGGCCGAGAAGCACGACGTGATCGCCCGCGCGAACCATCGTAGCGAGAGCCTGCTTGGGCGCACTTCGTCCGGGACGCTGCGCCTTTCGGTCGATGCCCGCGGGCTCAAGTACGAGATCGACGTCCCGGACACGTCGGCTGGGCGCGACACGCTGGAGTACATCCGTCGCGGAGATATCAGGGAGTCCTCCTTTGCGTTCATGACCAAGAAGGACGGGGCCAAGTGGTCAAAGGCCAGCGACGGATCGCAACTCCGCGAGCTGGTGGACGTGGACCTCGTGGACATCTCGCCCGTGGCTGACAAGGCGGCGTATCCCTCGACGCAGGTTTCGGCGCGCACCCTGGAAGAGGCCAAGGGGACGCAGCCGCCGCCAGTGCCGGGCGTACCCAACGAGGTGAACGAGGCCAGGCTGCGGATGAGCGAGTAGGGTGGAGCTGCTCATGGGGTCCGGTTCATCGCGCGACCGCCGCATCGCCGTCAATGGGAAGCGTGACTGGACGAAGCTGGTCACGCTCGACAGCAACCCGGACCACAAGCCAAACGTGGTCCACGACCTCGAATCCCTGCCCTGGCCCTTCGAGGACAACTCGTTCCAAGAGCTTCACGGGTACGAGATTTGGGAACATCTCGGCCGGCAGGGCGACGCGCGGAGCTTCTTCGCCCACTTCTCCGAGGCGTATCGCATCCTGGCCCCTGGTGGCTTTCTGGTGGCCACCTGCCCGAGCTACCGGAGCATGTGGGCCTTCGGCGATCCGAGCCACACGCGGGTGATCACGTCGGGCTCGCTGGTATTCCTGGATCAACAGCAGTACCAGATCCAGGTGGACACGCCCGAGACGAGGACGGCGATGTCAGACTTTCGCCAAATCTGGAAGGGCGACTTCCGGGCGGTGTGGGTCAACCTGAAGGGCGAGGAGGACGGCTCCGGCTTCTCGTTTGTCCTCCAGGCCGTGAAGCCCTCCAGATTGCGTATTGACAGCCCTGGACTACAAGGCGTAGAGTCCATGTAGGCGTAGAGCGGTCGGCCCGGTCGTCTCGCCTAAGCGGGCGGTCGGGCTGCTCCAGTTCGAAGCCCGCAAGCCTGGCAATGGGCGCGGTTCTGGTCATGGTCGGTCACCGTGGCTGGGGCACGCGCCCTTTCCCGTTTCCAAGCGCCTCCCAGCCGTTGCCCGGGAGGGCTTGAGCGATGGACACGAAGGCACTCATCGAAGAGCGCGTGAAACTGTACGAAGAGAACAAGGCCATGCTCAACAAGGCAGCGGCCGAGAAGCGTACGCTGTCGGGCGAAGAGCAACAGGAGTTCGACCGCAAGGAAGCCCGCGGCAACGAGATCAAGGGCACCCTGGACCGCGAGGCGTCGAACGCGGCCGAGGAGCGCGCGCTGGCCGAGTCCCGCGGCCGGCAGACCCAGACGGCTATCACCGTCACCGTCGAGAACACCCGCGAGCGGGATCAGGACCTGGCCTTCCGCGCCTGGGCCTGCGGCGAGTACGCCACGCGCGAGATGCTTGACGCGGCCGAGCGCATCGGCTTCCGCGGGCACAACCGACGCGAGCTGGAGACGCGCGCCCTCTCGGTGGGCGTCACCACGGGCGGCGGAAACTCCGTGGTCAACGAGATGCAGAAGGGGTTCTTCGAGGCGGAGAAGTGGTTCGGCGCCATGCGCCAGGTCTCCACCGTCTGGCGGACGAGCACGGGCGCCCCGCTGCCCATCCCCAGCGCCGACGACACCGCGAACGTGGGCGAGATCATCGGTGAGGGTTCGGCCGTCACGACGACTGCGGATCCCACCTTTTCCACGCTGACGCTCGGAGCATTCAAATATTCCTCCAAGGCGTTGATCGTCTCGGTGGAGCTGCTTCAGGACAGCATGATCCCGCTGCCCGCGTACCTGGGCCGCCGGCTCGGCGAGCGCATCGGACGCATCCAGAACACCCACTTCACCGTGGGCGCCGGCACGACCCTCCCCTTCGGAGTCGCCACGAGGGCGAGCCTGGGGAAGACCTCGGCTGCGACCACAGCCATCACATTCGACGAGGTCCTCGACCTCCAGATGTCCGTTGACCGCGCGTACCGGGACGCTCCGGGCGCCGGCTTCATGGTGAACGACGCCACGGCCACGCTGCTCCGCAAGGTCAAGGACTCGAATTCCCGCTACCTTTGGGAGATGTCGCTCCAGGAGGGCGCCCCGGATCGCATCTGGGGCAAGCCCGTCTACTACAACGGCGACCTCGACTCTCTCGGCACCGCGAAGCGGGTCATGCTGTACGGCAACTTCAAGGAGTACGTCATCCGCGACACGTCCGACGTGATCTTCATCCGGGCTGATGAATTGCGCGTGCTCAACCATCAGGTTGTCTTTTTGGCCTTCCAAAGGTCCGATGGCACGCTTCCGAACACGGCGGCCGTAAAGTACCTGGGCACGTAGGGCCTCTCGGGGCGGTCCTCGCGTGGCCGCTCCGAGATGTACTCTCCGTGGATGCTGAACATGGATGATCTGCACTGGCTCGCGGGACTGATCGAAGGTGAGGGATGTTTTCAGGTCAGGAATGGCGGCGCCAGAGTGCAACTGCACATGACCGACCTGGATGTCCGCCGCAAGGGCACGGTTCATCGGGCCGCGGCGTCCGCCCGGCGCCTTCATCGGCAACCAAAACGCACGCAAGACGCAGGAGGCATGACCCATGGCGTTGAAGACGAACTACCCCGACCCGCCGGAGCCGGCGAAGGAGCCGCAGCCGAAGGACCAAGGCCCGCTGGAGCACGACACCACCTCGGGCAAGTCCTACGGGACGACCGAGGGCGTGAAGGACACGAAGGCGGAGGACGAAGCCGCGGCCGCGGCGTTCGAGAAGCAGAAGAAGGCGGACGAGGACGCGACGGGCGGCCCGGTTCCCGCGAAGAAGTAGGCGGTTTCTCGGTATGACGGTCCGCGCTATTTCGTCGTTTGTGGACGAGACGGGCCGTCATTCGGCGGGTGACGTGTTCGAGATGGCGGACGGGATCGCGGTTCAGCGGATCAAGGCCGGGCTGGTCCAGCGAGTCGCGGAGGAGCCGCTCACGGCGACGATGCCGGAGCGGTTCGAGACGGCGGTCACTCGGAGGGGCAAGAGGTAGATGGCGATTTCGACCTACGCCCTCATCAGCCTCGCCGAGTTGAAGGAGCACCTGGCCGTGAGCAGCACGGGCCAGGACGCGCAGCTCGAGACGGTCATCAACGACGTGACGGACGATCTGGAGCGCCACCTGTCCAGGCACATCGTCACTCGTGGGAGCCTGATCGAGTACCACACCATGCAGGCTCAACGGAGCGGGTTGGCCGACTTGCGTCCGCGTCAGTGGCCCATCATCGCGGTCACGGAGCTGTGCGAGGACACGGCCTGGCCGCGCACCTACCCGGTTGCCAGCAGGCTCACAGCCGGGACGGACTACGAGATCGTGAAGGCCCAGCGCGACTACATCCGGCGCCTCTCTGGCGGATCGTGGGCCAGCTCGTGGCCCTACGAGGGCTACTTCTCCGGCAACGGCTCGCGGGCCATCCGCCTGACCTACAGCGCCGGATATGCCACCACGGCGGCCGTCCCGGCGCGGATCAAGATCCAGGCGAAGCGCTACGCGGCCCTGCTGTGGCGGGAGATCGACCGGAAGATCCAGGGTGTGCAGTCGCAGAACGACGCGCTTGGCAACTTCACGCGGTTCGCTGCGGCGGGCATCACGGACCAGATGAAGGAAGCGCTGATGGACGAGCGCCGGATCGAGCTGTACGAGACGGGGGAGGCCGCGTGATCAGCCTCTCTGCGTCCGTGTCCGGCGTGAAGGAGCGGGAGGCCGAGCTGCGGAAGTTCGCCCGGATGCTGGACCGCCCGGTGATCAACGCATTCAGGCGTGGTGTACGGCGTATCGCCACCGAGGTCCGGACCAAGATGCGCGGCGAGGGGATCGGCCGATCCATCTGGGGAAGGAAGCCCGCCAGCCTGACGAAGCAGGTCTATGGGATGCGCGTCACCAAGGTGGGCGACGAGCTGACCACGGGCGTCAAGCTCAAGGGCCTCCCGGCCATGATCGAGGAGGGCGGGCGGGTGCGTCCGCACCAGATCAAGCCGCGGCCGGGAAAGGCGCTGGCTTCCGCGGCGCGCAACTTCTTCGCGAAGGGTCCGGTCCAGCACCCGGGGATGAGCATCGGCGCCAGGCACTTCGCGCGGACCGCGATGTCCCGCGAGGCGCCGGCCATCATGGCGGACTGCAACCGTGAAATCGGAGTGCTGAAGAAGGAGACGTTCGGGTGAGCGCGCGGAGCGACGTCCTCGCGGCCCTGTCGGCCATCTTCGCCGCCATCCAGCCAGGGGCGTCCTTCGGCTACGTCTACACGCCGAATGCCGTTAAGCGGGTGCAGTTCTTCCCGCAGAACGACGTCACGCTCGATTCCAGCCTGACCACCATCTACCTCATCAGGGTGGAGCGGGAGACGCATACCCTGGGCCCGACGTCGTGCAGCGTGGACGGGGTCCTCGAAACCTACGTGCTCATGGCCAGGAGGTTCGAGGAGGCTACGGAGAACCCGTACCTGTCGGAGCCGGTGCGTTGCACCACCGTGGACAACCTCATCGACGACGCCAAGGAAGCCCTGATCAACAACCCCAAGCTTGGCATTCCTGGGGTCGTGATCGACGCGCTCTCCCAGGGAATCATCGTGGAGCGTGACTTCTACTCGGCTGGCTGGGCGGCGGCGGAGATGCGGCTCGGCATCCAGTACCGCTACACCAGGCCCCCGGAGGGCATCCCACGATGACCACCGAGGAGCGGCTCGAGGCCCTGGAGAAGCGGCTGGCCGCTGTCGAGGCCCTACTAAACCAGGACGAGGAGCAGCAGGCTGTGCCGCCTTCCTGGGAGGCCAGACACCGCGCCTTCGTGAACGACGTGCGTACCGGCAACGTGCTGGGAGGGTGAGATGGAGAGCAAGACGGCGCGCGTCTACACGACGGTCCCGGGCGACGTGGTCAGGATCGGGAACTACGGTGAGGCGACGAACGACTCTCCCGCCGTGGTGCCCGAGAAGGTGGCTAAGGAGCTCGAGGCGGGCATGAAGGGCGACCCGGTCAACCCGAAGGTCACGGGCCACGTGGGCCGGCCGGCGCACAGCCGCTTCAGGATCGAGCGCGGCGGCGACGACGCGGACGAGGCCGAAGGGGCGGCGAAGATCACGGTCAAGGAAACGATGTCCGAGGACGAAGCGCCAGCCAGACGGCGCAGAGGATAAACAATGGCAGGTCCATTCCTCTCAAGGGATTTCGCTCACTTCGTCCAGCTCGAGACGGTGTGGGGGACGAGCCCCGGCGCCCTGGCTGGGACAGACGCCTTCAAGTCGAAGTCGCGCTATCCCTTCACGCACACCAAGGCGCGCTCGGACCGTGACCAGGATGCCGACATGAACCAGGCCAGCGTGCTGACCACGCAGCCAGGCCGGGAGTCGGCGGAGTTCTCGTACGAGGGCGACTTCATCCCGTCCGGGAATGCGGCGGCACCCACGGCGCCCGACATGGACCCATTCTTCGAGGCCCACTTCGGCACGAAGAGTGCGGCCACGGCGCACAGCACCGTCGCTGCGGCGTCCACCGCCACCATCGTCAACTGGGCGGCCGGCACCGTCGCGTCCGGCGGTTTCGCGGTCGGCCAGATGGTGGGCATCACCGTGGATGCCACGTTCGGTATCGAGGTCCGCCAGATCCTGTCCATCGCCACCGACGCCGTGACGCTCGACCGGGCGCTGTCGGCAGTGCCGGGCACTGGCGGGGTGATCCTCGGCGGGATCACCTACAAGTTCTCCGAGTCAACGATGAAGTCCCTGCACCTCTGGAACTTCCTGGACGGCGACAACTTCCGCCACAAGGTGAGCGGTGCCGTAGCGGCCCAGCTCAACGCCGACATCGACTTCACCGGCGAAACGCCCACGGCGACCATGACCGTGAGCGGGCCTGCGTCAAAGGTCGATGTCGGCGCCACGACGATCCCGACCGCCACCACATCCGGGCAGCCGCTCCTGCCCGATAAGTCCTATGCCTGGCTGGCCGCGCTCAAGACGTGCGTCACCAAGGCCGGGTTCGAATCCAACAACGGGCTCGAGATCCGCAACGACGAGTCGTGCACCCTGTACGGTACCGGGATGAAGCGGACTGGCAACGACGGCCGTTACATGGTCAACGGGACGCTGGGGCTGCTGCTGACCACGGGCGTGGTCGAGGGCTACTACGACAACGCGATGGCGCTCACGGCCTACGACATCCTGGTGCAGCTCGGGGCCACGGCCGGGAAGATCGTTGCGTGGCGGATGAAGCGGTTCATCCCGGACGCCCCGATCGGCGACGTTAACGGCGAGGTTTCGCTAGACCTGGCTGGCAGGGCCTACGGCTCGGTCGGGGACGACGAGCTGGTCCTCGCATTCCTTTGACGGAGGCTCGATGACAGAGAACGTGCTGAGCCGGCGCCGGTGGGTGCCCTGGTCCTGTGAGGTCGGGGACGCCACGCTGACGTGTGAGCTGAAGCGGATGAACGCGCTCGAGGCCGCTGACTTCAAGGGCAACCTCGCTGCCGCGTTCGGGACCGTTCGCGATTCCACCAATATCCAGTTGGAGCTATTCGCTCTCCGGTTGCAGGGTCCGGGAGACACTGCGGAGTCGAAGGCGCTCTTTGAGCAGGCCGCCGGCCATCTCATTTTCAGGCTGGAGAAGGTCTACGCAGCGTTCTTCCAGGCGCTGGACCGCCAGCTGGTGGAGCGAGTCTTCTCGACGTGCATCCGGAACGTGACGGGTCTGGTCATGGATGACGAGTCGATCGTAACCGGCGCGCAGCTTCTCGATGTGGCGGACGAGGAGCTTCTCCGCGGCGTTCTGATGCAGCTTCGTCTTCTCACGGAGCTCTCGGCAACGGAGGGAAAAGCATCCAGCTCGCCCTCCACATCCGGTTCGGAGGCGAGCGAGCCGCCCTCTACCGTCTTCCCTGCGCCGTCCATCGAGCCAGAGGCTTCGACGGCGCCCTCAACTGTTCCGGAGAACTTGGCCGAGAGCGCGTAGTCTTCGCGGCCGGCCGTGATGAGCATGGAGAGCCGCGAATCGCCACGACGGTCTGTCCCGGGGTTCTCCTGCGCGATGTTCCATGGGCCGGTTCGCTCATCGACTGGTGGGTGCTCTCCTCGCCGTGGGACGGCATGAGCGGGCCCACGGGTCCTCCCGAGTGGCCGCGGAAGGGCGGGCTCCTGCAGCAGCCCGCGCGCCTCGTCGAGGCGGTGGCGATCCTACGCATGGAGCTTCCGCACGTGCAGGCCGATAGGAAGAGGGCCTGATGGCGCAGTCGATCGAAGTCCTATTGAAGCTCAAGGCCGACCTCGACGATGGGCTCGGTAACGCCATCAAGGGACTGCGCTCGATCGACGTCGAGGCGAAGCGCACCGCTACAAGTTCAACCGCATCCCTGAAGACGCTGGGGGGTGGCTTCGATCAGACCTCGTCCTCGGCGGGGCGCCTGGCTGATGCGGTTGGCAGGACCGCCACCACCATGGCGCGGTCTGCATCCGCGTTCGGGTTGCCCGTCGAGGCGCTCAGAGCGCTCGACGACGCGGCTGACATCGCCGAGCTCGGCCTCAACAACCTGACCAAGTCGTCCGCCGGATTCAACGCGGCATCGCTCGGGGTAGCCGGTGCCGGCTTGGCGATCGGGACGATGATCGGCGGTTGGCTGCGGACATTCCCGGCTGTCTCTGCTGCGGCGGACAAGATGGCCGCGACTCTCCGCTACGCATTCACCGGGTTCGACACGACGGAGGCAACCCACGGCCTGAAGGCGTTTTCGGCGGCGGCCGGAGCGGGACACGCGGCGGCTCTCGAGAAGCAGGTCGCCTCGATGAAGGCTCAGGGCGCCACGGTCGAGCAGATCGCCAAGCTCTACGGTAAGTCGATCACGCCCGAGATGGCGAAGCAGCTCGGGATCGGGCAGGAGCAGGTCAAGGTCATCGCGAAGCAGAAGAGCCTACTCGAGAGTCAGGCCGATGCCCGGCGCGAGTACCTCGATGTAGCGGGCCAGCTCAAGAAGGCCGAGGAGCAGATCGCGTTGGAGCTGGAGAGGCAGCTACGGCTGAAGGAGCTGATGGCCGGGCCTGACTCCAGCCAGATCAAGCGAATCGACATCCTCAAGAACAACCCAACCCCGTTCGGTGATGCGCTCGCGGGCGGTTCGACATCGAATACCTCCGCGGGGCCGCTCGACTTCACAGACGCTAGCCGGATCAAGGGCATCGTAGGGGATGTGGCCGAGCTGGGCGAGAAGTTCGGTGAGGCTGCGCGTGAGGGCGCGAAGCTAAAGGGCCTTCTCGGCGGTCTGGGCGAGTTTGCGTCGATGTTCGGGCAGGATGCTGGTGCCGCTGCACAAAAGATCGGGAACATGAACGACTCGTGGGCCCGAGGGACTGAAGAGCTGCATCGTCTTGAGAAGGGTACGGACAAGGCGGCGACAGCACAGTCGAAGCTAGAGCGCAATGTCGGATTGGCCGCGGCTGCCGGGGACCTCCTCGGCGGTGCCATGGAGGGCAGCAAGAACAAGGTGGTCTCCATGGCCGGGAGCGCCCTCAAGGGGGCGGCAGCGGGCGCAAAGATGGGCATGGCCTTCGGTCCATGGGGCGCCGCGATCGGCGCGGTCGGCGGGGCGCTGGTCAGCGTGGTCAGCAAGCTCGGCATCTTCGGCAACAAAGCCATCATGGAGACGAACAAGGTACGGGACGCCTTCTTCGCCCAGCAGGGTGGCTTCGAGGCCTTCAGCAAGACGATGTCGAAGGTCAGCAAGGATGACTGGGCCAAGAAAATCTTCGACGCAAAGAGCGTCGAGGAGTTCAACAAGCTGGTGAAGGAGTCGCAGGACCTCCTCGCCATGCAGGGCAAGGCGCAGGAGCTGCTCAACGCGGCGGTGGAAAAGTACGGGTTCACGATCGAGGAGCTGGGGCCCAAGTTCGCGCAGCAAAAGCTGGACGAGCAGGCAGGCGGCCTCCTTCAGGACTACCAGCTTCTCATCGCGGCCGGTGTGGACTACAACGCCATCATCAGCCGGATGGGGCCCGCCTTCCAGGACTACGTCAACGCCGCGGCGTCCGCGGGCGGGACGATCCCGGAGGCGATGCGGCCCGTCATGCAGGCCATGTTGGACGCGGGCACGCTGATCCACGCGAACGGGGAAGCCTTCACGCAGGCCGAGCTTGATGGGCTGTCGTTCACGCAGACGATGAGCGAGCAGTTCAAAACCCTGGTGGACTCCATCGCCGACCTGGTGGCCGCGCTGACCGGCATTCCGCGGGACATCAACGTGAACACGAACTACACGGAGACTGGACCACGACCCGGCGGAGGAGGTGGGGGCGGACAGCAGCAGCAGTCCGAGTTTGCCCGCGGCGGCGTCGTCCTACCCTTCCGGCGGGCGGCAGCTGGAATGGTGGTGAATGGCCCGACCCGGGTCCTGATGGGCGAGGGCGGGAAAGCCGAGCTGGCCGCCCCGGTGGAGGACATGCTGAAGGTGATGACCCAGACGGCGATGGCGAGCGCAGGGTCGCAGCCGATCGTGATCAAGGTGGTGCTGGACGGTCGGGTGATCGACCAGCACGTAGTCCAGGCCAATCGGTCGGGGCGGATTCCGGCGCAGAGGCGGTGAAATGGCGGTCCCTCGATTCCTGTACCCCAACCTGGCGCTGACCCCCGGGGCCGTGCTCTCGGCTTCGGACCAGGAGGCCGGGCTGCCGGTGGGGAACCTGTCGGACCAGGCGCGGGGGAAGCCGTGGCGTAGCGCAGCCGGGTGGACGGTCACGCCCGAGTTCAACGACGAGCTTCACTTCATCGCCGGGAGCACAGACGGGGCTCGGCTCGGGCACATCGTACCGGGGAACTACGCGACGGGGAGCGCATACGCTGCGGCGGTGACGGCGGCACGGGCCGCGGCGGGGGTGAGCCCCAAGAGCCTGGGCGCGTCCGGGTGGTGGCGGGCCGACTCAAGCGTGATCGATGCCAATGGCCTCGTGTCTCAGGCGACGGACCTGAGCGGGAGCGCGCGTAACCTCACGCAGGCCACCGCGGGGAGCCGCTTCCTGCATGTTCCGAACGCGGTGGACGGCCGTCCCGGCTGGTACATGGATGGGACCGTCACGGCGAGGTCGCTCGGCAGTGCGGTTCCGCTCTCGACGTTCCTGGGAGCGAACGGAGTTGGAACAGTCGTAGTGGTGTTCCGGCTGGACTCCGACACGGCTGGGTCAACGCATCTCTTCTACACCTTCGGGTCGACGGGCAACGCGCGCCTGTATTGGATCAGCGGAACCAGCTTCGTCGCCGAGGCCTACGACACCAGTTCCAAGACGGCGACGGAGGTTGCAGCAACCGGCGTCTCCACATGGTCTGCCGGGATCTGGCGGTACGATCAGATCAACATTTCAGCCTTCGTTAACGACGCCGACACCGCAGCCGGGACGAATACGGCCATGACCGGGGCGATTCATGCGGCCACGTTGGCGGCGATATTCAACCTCGGCGGTGTCGTTGTTGGTAGCAAGGGATACATCGTCGAGGCGATGATCTTCCCAAGCGCACTAGACGACACCGCCCGGCGGAGGCTCACGCACTACATCAAGAGTCGGTATCCGAGCGTGGCCGCGAACGATACTACGACCGCGTGGTCGTGGGTCGACGTCCTGACCGACACCTACTCCTCGACCACCAAGAAGTTCACCACCGCGCGCACGGCCG